TACCAACATAAGACTGCTTACCTGTCCATCTGGGACTTGATTATCTTCTTTAATTTCGTTATTTGTGATATTATAATTATTACATAATTCATCAATATCAAATGAATTACAACCTGTAATGGCAGGAACGTTATATTGTTTTATAGTGTCATGTTGAAAGCCTAATATACCATTATATATCGGTAACCAAACAACATTTCCACTTTGTTCGTCCAAATCGAACTCAATTTCATCCTTGGGCATAATCATCCTAGTATATTTATTATGCCATATTTCCACCCTATCCTCAAAACTGAACTTCAATTCAGGGAAATAAATCTTCTGACATTCGCTAAGCTTTCTGATCTTGTCCAAATTCTCCTCGTACACCCCTTTTCCATGATAAAAAAACTCATTCAGTGCACTCTGGTACGTAGACGTTATCACTTCATCATAACTAACCTTCGACTTCTTAACGTAATATAAACTTTTATAGATTGATTCTATCTCCAATTGACCTATATAAGTGTTAAGTTCCGGCATGTAAACAGAAGTGCGTTTCAAGAAGGACGCTTCAGATTCCTTAAAATAGCGAATTCCTTCTGTGGCCCTCTTATCAGGTGGTGTGAACTTCATGTTTAAATGCGCTAAAAAAGTCTTGTACTCATCGAAAGTAAAATCCACATACTTACTAATACCCGCTTTCATATCATCACCGTAAGTCATGTTGGTAACGTACTTCCTAAAACTGCCTGTTGCTATAGTTCCTCCATATTTAACAAAAAATGCACAACGCAACAACAAGCTGTTGATAATACTGTTGACATGGGAAGTGACGTTTTGACCAGACGGATTACTACCATGTAATCGCACTAGAACACCATTAATAATAACAAGTGGATAACTCATGTCACGAGCAATACCCCACATTATTTTCAAGTCGTCACTAGTGTAATTTCCACTACACTCAGCTATTGATATCATCACACCAAAGGCTGCCATCATAAGTTGGGGTGTCAACTTTTGGTCCCAAGAACTGTAATCACCTGCCAATATTCTATCCTCACCATGTTTAACCCAATGATCACGCAACTCAGAATATTCAGTACTAAAACAATTAACACCAACAGCGCACTCACTGGACAAGGGAAATGTGCTCAAAAACGCGGCTACGGGCAAAAAATATGCCCTTATCAACATCTGTGCGTCAATACCAGCAGCAGTAAAAACTCTAACTTTTGTGTTTGGACCACCGTCCTTGTATCGTTTTACTATTTCATCTTTTTGACACGATGTCATAATCAACATACATGACTGACCTCTAAGATAACGACGCTTATTGTTTTCAAAAGATTCAAAGAAAACAGAATCTTTAAATTCACGTACCACTTCGTTGCTATCGTCCATGCTCTCATTTATGTACTTGCGCTTGTTGCCTGTATATGGAAAACCTATGGCAGTTGACATATTCATAGCATTAATGTATTTAACATTCTTGCGTCCATTTAAAATCTCGACTTCATCTAACGGCTTGACAATATCCTGCACAAAATCCTGGTTCAATCGCCAATACAAATCCGACAAATAGTCTTTTCGAGCACAAGCCAAAATGGAATTTTCAATATGTCCCATTCCATTGTTTATATTGTTCAAATAAACATCAAATGGCTGCCAATTATTTTTCGTATACGGGGTGGGTTGATACATATTCGGTCCAAACAATTCCACTACGGTGCTATAAGCTCGACTTGGCTTGTACTCAGTACGATAAGTGTTAGGTTTACCACATATACCCAATACCTCAAATCGTATTGGATCCACATGTGACGTTAATGCTGTGTTGGCAGTAGTATCCAGTTCAATCTTCTTTCCACACACTGTGTCATACAATTCTCTAGAATGCTCTGTACTATTGACACGATATGCCTCGCAATACGATTCCATTATTTCTTCCAGCTGTTCACGTAAAAGTGTCCCATAACCCCCCATACTCGTTGTTCTCACGAACCAAGAAGAAGCACTGTTGTCAGTACCCATAAGATGAAAACCTATCATCTTAGGGTTCGTCGTAGAGGATATATACGTCCCACAGCAATCACCTTTAACAAAAACATGGTTGCTATCAGATAATCCACCAAGATAACTGATTTTGCCACTGGGCCTGTCGTATTCAATCATGGAACTAACGAATGATGCCGCACACTTAGTTGCTATCCCTTTATCATCACGCCTCACGTACAAACAAGGTCCTTTTGTGTTCTTGATTTCTTCACGCGTCGGCAAATGTTTGGTAATATCCTTAAATATTCCTCCACATTCGACATTAACTAAACACAAATCGAGAGTGCCTATCCGCTTAACCTCTTTAAAGAAAATGGTTTCACAAAATGTAGCACCTCCTTGTACAACATTCTTAACAATAACCTCTGAACGCGTGAAGAAAAATCGCATAAGGGTGCTATAATCCTGTGAACCAATGTCAATCTTGTCACCTTTCTTTTTAAACCACACATGATAAGGCATTACAACCCAACCAGTCTTAAGAAACACGCAATTACAAGCTCCAGACCTTTCTCCATCTTCATACTTCATGTACATCGTGTTCTTGAGAACTACATTGGCTAAATTGTCTGCAGTCATAGTTGATCCAAGCTTACTTGGAGTGTCATCATTCTCCCACATATGAGGAACACGCATCCGTCTCTCGACATCAACCTTGCTCTCCGGTTGCAGCAAGGACTGTTCACTGTCACGATCACGAGAAGAACGGTATAATGACCGCGCCATCCTTATAGCCGCAATGGCAATACCTGCTCCTCCTGCGACAAAGGCAGCTCTAGTCACTGCCGACAGTGATAGCTGCTTGTGAATTTCCTGTTTGGCCTTTTTAATCTTGTGGGCATATGCTTCTGCACAATCGTTCAAATCAACACGTTGTTGTAACTCATATTTAATCAACGTATCATAATAAGTATAAGATACTAACCACGCATTAGGTATCAACAACAAATAACCAGGATTCCATTCCAAAGGTAACAATCTCTTGTGCCCGGAGTATATATAAGCAACTACCCCTGCGGTACACAAGGCTGAATACTTGGCAAATCGTTCAACCTGTTTCCTCCGTAACCACAAATACATGGGTTTGAAAAATGAAGCGCCAACAACCCAATCAGGCATCCATTCCAGCAAGTTGGCCGAACTAAAAATACTATTATTGGCATTCATCTTATAATTCAACAAACTAGAAGTGGACCAAGAGCTAATGGCCTTCCGTTCTGACCATGTGGGAATGATAGTGTTAAGTACTGTGTTGTATGTTATGTCACACCAGCCCTTGACATGGTTGTAAGCAGTGTTAGCCGCCCAACTAGCAACAGATGCCTCAATAGACTGTTCATGTGCATTATTCATGTTACTCACTATAGGTTCAGTTGGCAAAGACGCACATCTACATGATATCCCCGGTAAATTACATCTATTACACATGTGTATTACCTTAGTAGTAAGATGCTTGACCACTTTATCTTGCTTGATAAAGTACTCCTTCGAATACCATGAAATATAATTAAAATAATCCTTGATTCTAATACGTTTCATGGGTTCGCCAAAAGGAATATCAAGATGAAGTGGATGATCATTAGGAATAGGATTGGCTTTGAAAGAAAAACGATCAAAACGTTCTTTAGTGTAAGATGGCTCCTTCACATCTATCTCCCAGTAATCTCCAACTTCATCAGAGGCTTCAACATACAACATACCATTTTTGGCGTACTTTTTATCAACATGTACTTCCAAATGAACATCAACTCGCCTTAAAATGGAGCGCGGTGACACTGACCAATACCCAGCACTCAGGTCTTCATTATTGGTGGTAATGGTAACTAATTTGGGTTCAAAGAAAATTTTTCCCTTATCTTGTGCCTCTGCCATATTTGCTGTAGTTGGAACATTATTTTTCAAACGAATGATCATAGCAGCTGGATCAGTAATAGCAACCTCTGCCTTAGAATTGGCTAAATCGTCCAATACATAACACGTTGCATTGGTTCTTGCAGTAGAATCAAACTTGTCGTTAGTGGGCAAAGGTATAATGTGTTCTGGATCGCGTAAAAAATCATTGTAACCGAGAACAGTATCAATAGTATAACTGTTAATTGACGTTTTACCAACCCCAGAACCACCATATATCTTGACTACCATAGGTGCAACACGACATGTCATGGATCGTTTGAAACATACATAATCCTCACGCACTTTCAAGAACTTAGACTTCTGTTCTTGCAATATACGCGCTTCTGGACCTTTAGTGTACACCTTCTCTGCAACACGCAACTTAGCCTCAGTTTTGGTCATCAAATCATCATAATACGAAGGGTCCCTTCCAATAACAGACAAATAGTTCCCCTGTCGAAACGGAACTATTCCACTACGGGCCTCACTAACATAATTGACCAACTGAGTTAAATCGTCGTCTCCATATAACAATGGATCGAGAGACATGTCCGTGAAGCATTGCCAACCACGTGTCATATAAAAATCTATGGCACCTAGAACTCGATCAACAAAATCAAGACCATCATCCTTTTCACTCAAAGCAGAAACATTAAACAACGTAAAATTTGCAAGATTGAGTCTTCCAGGCTGAACCAAACCAACAGTGGCCAAAGCACATAACAGAGTCCCAGCATGTTTTAGACTCACTGAACGTATCATAGATCTTAATCCATCAACCATGGATTGTTCTTCCATCTCGTTGCATATGTTGGTTTTATTCCGCCCAACAAATTTCCTCTTAACTAGATCATAGCCGGTATCAGTGTTTATAGCGCCAACGAGTTCTCTAAAGAATGCGATATTACTCGATAACTTGCTTGATAAAAATGCTATGACAATAGACATTTGGCCATACGCACTATCCGTGTCCATTATTGCTTCTATCGTGGCCACAACGTTGATTATCTCGAGTAACATGTTTATATAACTCACGTCCTGAGAACCTGTAACTCCTTCCATTAACGCTGATAAGAAAGATTTACCGTCTTTTTCCTTGCTATGTTCTGAAAAAGATCTAATTAACTTACTACGGGCACTATCACTTAGACTACTTAAAGCGTTTTCCAATTCCAATTGCTCTAATTGTTCACATGTAACACATATTTCATCGATATCTATATGCTCCATGCGCCTATCGCGTTCACTCCTACGTTGTGCCTTACTGCTAGAATTTCTAGCGTTGCGCCTGTCTTTCTTGAATCGCGCAATGTTTCGTAATGTGTTGCCATGCTCAACCATGTGATCTAAGGTTGTAACTAAATCATCTGCATTGCTATAATTGAAAGTGGGTGGGTCATCATTAAAAGAATACAAATCGCAAAGCATATTAAAATCTTCTAATGTACTAAGATCAATATCCCACAAATTCAACTCAGTTTCCTTTCTAGCTTTTGCACGTTTAGCTTTGGGCACTATCCTGCCTTGTGGCGTGCGCCATATGATCTTATCATCATATGCACTTGGTGTAATGTCGAAATACGGGTTTTTCATCAACCCGTATAGTGGTGACGCCGAATAAATTGCCATGCGTCTTTCTACACTCACCACCAATTCCATCGTAACTCGATGGTTCCATGTATCCCCGGATACCATGGTTCTATCATCATACCGATACTTATTATCCATAAATGAATTATAATATCGTCTCATCCATCCACAATCCAGATCCAACTTACACACACCTTCCAAAGTGTGCGCGAAGACATGATTATCATCATGTAGATCAACGACATAAAATTGATCATCACATGTCTCCACAAGTAACGTTCCCGAGCAAACGTACATGTTGTACATTTGCATTATGCCTGCATCCCCCTCAACGTAACAAAATGTTTTGCTGTGGAGGGTACTACTCTCGTATGAGTAGTTGTCCAAATTAAAAAATTTGGTACCATTCGGAACTGTCGTACTCGTCGAATTTTGTCCGGTTTTTGCGCAACTAATTTCGTTTTGATCATAATTAGTTTTCATTGTCATGTTGCGCGGAACTGCAGCCTTTTGGTTTCCTAACCAGTTTACCCGCTGTCCCAGTAGAATCATCTGTCGAATCAAACAAAAAGTTTATTCGTTCTACTCATTATTACAAAATAATATTCGTCACTTGCACTCTTGCCATGCCTTTGCGGGGACTGAGACAAAAGCTCCCCTGAACATATTGCCAGGTTGGAGGTGAACACTCAAAACTGCGTGTGTGACTATATTACATCTACTAACAGGTTGTACCACATATTAACTCTTATATATGTGAATATCCAATCTAATTTTACTAATTTACTTGTTAGGGTCTTGACCTATATTGTGTCCTAATATAAGTATCATGGACTTGCGTATTCCATGATCATCTTCAATCGTTAAAAAGAAGAGCGGCTCATCTTACCATTTTCAACTAGTAATTTCAATTCATATAAAGGGAAACCGGATGTAACCCTAAATATTCCAGACAACGGAGATATTCTCAACATAAATAATATGTCTCCAATATAATATTGGAGTATAATTATGCTATACGGTGTGCTTTCAATACTATCAATAATAACAAATATACTAAAACTTGCTAAATGTTCGGTAGGTAGTACTTATTTATCAATGGCACGCCATTGAAAGGTTCCTACAAAAAGGCACCTACCAAAAATTTTATGACAAAAGTCAACGGATATGCATTAAGCATAACCAACTAAATACTGTCGGGTAGAACTTGACAGTTGTAATATGGAATTTAGTCTATTCAGCGTTTCCGCTATACCACTGACCTGATATAGAGGGAACTCGCATCCATCTAATGGAATTGCAACATAAACATCCTTCATGTTTGCTGCGACTATATGCTTCCCGACAAAGCATGCGAAGCAAAGTTGTTGTAGTACCAACCATGCGGTCCGAATTCCGACGGACCAATTCTTCAAATAACACAATGAAATCTCGTTAAAGGTTCCAAGTGTCTAGAGAGCTACTACATAGCTCCC